ATAATAAATGCCAGGTGTGAAACAACTTCAGGAAGCGAAGAAAAAGTTGAAGAAGATGCCCAAACCAACAGGAAACACCCCCAAGATCCCCACTGCCACGTTGTTGCGTCTTATCGCCGCGGATCCTAAGATTAAACGGGATAAGGCGTTCGTGAAACGTGCTTTGGAACTCGCAAAATTAAATAAATGATAAATATATATGAAGCTGAAATTCACTACAATACTTCTGATGATGTGTTGTTGTTCTTGCTGTTCATCGTCCTCTTCGGCCGCCGCCTTCTTCGCTGGCCTGATTCCCAGAACAGGGCCACATTTCAGGAAAGTAACGGGGGTTGATGATCTCACGAAACAGAAACCATTTATCGTTGATTACTATCAGAAAAGTGCTGATAAGAAAACAGACAAAGAAAAACAATTAGTAGTGGATGAGATTCGTAAATCTAACCCAGATGGAGTTACAGCATTTTGTGCTGCTGCCGATACTATTAGATCTGGTAGAACACGTCCTCCCTATGACAATAATGATAAAATACTGACAACTAGGGGTATGATTAAACCTGAAACTATATTAGAAGAAACAGTGAAAGAATCACTAAGAGATGCGTATCCGTACGTTGAAATAACGGCTAAGAACTTTTGTCGAAAGTAACCCCAAACTTCTTTGTGATGATCTTTTTAGCACCCTCAAATGACGGATGACCCCAGAGGTACCAGCGGGACCAGAAACCGGCCCTACCGATACCACTCATCTTCCAATCTTCCTTGTCACTCGATGTCACATCGAGCATCATTTTGTGGATCCGTACTGGATCTCTCTCTGCTATTGTCCTCTTGGGTACTCGACCACCATGTCTGAGTACGTAGGAACGCATACGTGAAGGATTCTTGTGTTTGGTGTAGTCTGAATATCCACTGGCACCAAAGTCAACAGTCCTGCCGTCTTCTAAGACAGCCCTGAACTTTTTTTTACGATCAGGACTTTTAATAATACTGACGCGCATACTTATATTTTACTAACATAATTTACTTGCACGCCATGCAGCCGTAAGCTTCCTTCTTGGGAAGGAAGAAAAGCTGCTCAGGGCCACGCTTCACACGGTACATGTGGTCGTACACGTGGAGGAGGGCCACAGTGAGCGCGAGGGTGGAGACGACGACACCGTTCATCTTACGGGCGCTGTAGGCGTAAAGGGCGATAGTGGCAACGAGCATAATCTGAACCACAGTGAGAGCGGGCATCTTGGGCATCACGAAGCGCTTCTCGACAGTCTCGACTTCTTTGACAGGGGCGGGGGCATACTTTTCCATTGGTCCACCGTATCCAGGCATTTTTATTATCTACAGAGAAAATAATGTGGCCACTGGTATTGGTTCCTGTAGGGTTGGTTCTCCACGATTACCTAAAGGCACCCATCGACCGCCTGTATTTTCAGAACCCACGACGACCCCTGGTAGGTATGCGAAACACGATCATTGACATACTTACTGGATGTTCAAACTATAGGGTTCTAGATCATCCAGGTCTATGGCTCATCAAGTTTCATTTTCGAAAGATTCAAAAAGAGTTTGGGAAAGTTTCCAAGAAACTTGAGAAACAATACTTCCATGATCTCGATCCATGGTTTGAGAAGAATGAGAGGTACTATTTCTACAAAGCTGAAAACTTTCCACTTTTAAAAAATCTCATCGATCAGATTCCCTGTATAAATAAAGAGACTGCACTTTTCGCAGTTGTTGAAGGACCAATGACTATCGCACCACATCGTGCAGAAACAAACCTCCTACTTCGGTATCATCTTACTATAGAGGGTGGAGGTGACTGTACACTCTATACTGAGAAGGGGCCCCACGTACATAGGGAAGGTGAGGAGTACCTCTTTGATCACGCACGGTACCACGAACTTACCAAGACGGGTGACGGTAGGCGGGTTGTTTTGATTCTGGATGTTCATAGATGTTTCTGACATACGGCGACATACATATCACTCCCACCGATGAGTTCGAGTTCTCGGTCTTCTACAATTCTCTTTGTGAATGGACCAGGGGTCTCGTGTCGACAATACTTACACAGTGCCGATAACTTTGTAACTTCGCTAGCAATTGGGATACAATCAAGAAGTTCTCCCCATTTCCTCTGAAATGCGTCACCATCTAGACCTGCTATGATCACATCCTTACCCATATCCATGCATGTGATGATAAATTGTTTAAGATCGGGATAAAATTGTGCTTCATCGATCGCGACAACATCGGCATCCTCAAAATCACACTTTCCCAGTAGTTCATACAAGTTGATCACCTTGTGACAATCAAACTTGACATTATCATGGGTTTTGAGGACTTCATCAGGGGATCGTGTATCTTTTCCAGAATTGACAACCACAATCTGTTTACCGAGAACTTTGAGTCGCTTCAGTCTCCGAATGAGTTCAGATGTCTTACCTGAAAACATATTTCCCATGATAATTGAGAGACTCATCCTGACTTATTAAAATAATGTTGTATTTTTTATATGGGTGATTTCATTCGGGCAACTTTCGAGGGGTATAGTGGGTACTACAATCCTAACTCGGGGCGCGTGAAATTGGCCAATCGCCTATTTCCCGATATAAAGACGGCGGTAAAATATCTCGGCAAAAGGTAAGGATGAACCCAGCTTTCATCGGTGTTTTAGTTTTGTTATTGATTGTCGCCGGTGTAACAATAGGATTTCTATTGATGAAACCGAGGAATGTACAGGCGACTGCTTCACGCGCCCCCACACCAGTCGCGGAGCCCGCACCAGCCACGAAAGTTGGTTCAGGGAAAGGTATGTCCGCAAGTGGGAGTGGTTCAGGGAAAGGTATGTCCGCCAGTGTAAGTGGTTCAGGAAAGCCAAAGCCAAAGCCAAAGCCAAAGCCAGAGGCAAAGAATGTTTCTACCAAAAAGGCTAATATTATACTGACTACGAAGTATGCTAAAGAAGGTTGTGAAGGTAAAGTTGTATCCAACTTAACTATGAATCCGGGTGCAAAATTGGGTGTTGAAATTAAACGTTCTCTCCCCAAAGGTCAGTATGCGTGTTGTGCACAGATCGAAAATATGAAGATTGATAAACTTGATGCGTATCAGGGTAAGCAAGGACATTTAAGAATGAATGATATGGATATTCAAAATAAAACGGTGATAGATTTAACAAGAAATGTGAAAATACCGGGTGGTACACAAACCGTGTGTACCGATAAATTCGAAGGTACATTTAGAATTTCTCAGTAAAAGGTAAGATGCCTCTCAGCGATGCTCAGATTACCAAGAAGGTTGGGGAGCTGCGTAAAAAGGAGGGACGGATCTACGCACCCCTCAAATATTTCAGGGGACTCACCACCCTCAAGGAGGTTGAGACCCGCTACAAGAAGATGCTCCGGAGAGACTACAAAGACTTCAAGACGGACAAGGGACAGAAGACAAAGACCTCTTCCTACACGCAAAAGTTTAGAAAGATGTATCCGGGAGCCAAATCTCTCCCTGAAATTGCTAAGGCTACTGGTGTGCCTTTGAAGACCCTCAAGACCGTGTACAATAGGGGACTCGCCGCGTGGAGAACCGGGCATCGTCCGGGAGCCTCTCCACAAGCGTGGGGGTACGCGAGGGTACACAGCTTCGTCACGAAGGGGAAGACGTACTATACGGCGGATAAAGATTTGAGAAAGTGATCATTGGTCAACCTAAGTTTTTGAAAATTTTATACAAAATCAACGTAAATATGGTTAATATAAAAAAAATATGGATTCAAAATTACTACAATTCCGATCACAGAAAATCTACCTTTTATCAATTGTATATGAATCCCGAATCAGCTCCACAAACACGAGAATTTCAAAGTCATTGTAGTGATATTAAAAACTACATCAACGACTATTTACAGAAGACTGATAGACGATGTTTCAAACGCGGAACCATTTTAACGACCGAAGAGAAATGGGTCATCCAACCCGCAAATATCATTCAATCTGTGTTCAAGGGGTTCAAGACTAATTACTGTAAATGTTGCCATTCCAGTACCAAGCGTTTGGATAGCGCCCATACAATTCGTACACGTCCACAAATCTTAAAAATTGCGATTGAACATTCTCAATCAGAACTTGGTGAGGAAGATTGGGTCGAACAGGCAATCGAATTTATCCAGTTGCACACTAAGTATCCGGTCATCACTCTATGTAAAGAGTGCCACCGTGCAATGGACAAAATTCACGAACCCGTGAATGTCAAATTACGTGTCGGAAGGGGTGGTATAAAGATTTACATCAATACAAAATAATGACTGATCGCATTACATGGGACGACTACTTCATGCAGACTGCTCAACTCGCCTCTGTTCGGTCTCCATGTGAGAGACTGAAGGTGGGATGTGTCCTCGTGAAGAACAACCGCCTCATCAGTATGGGCTACAATGGATTTCTAGGTGGGTGCGAACACAAGTCTATCGTGAGGGATGGACACGAACAGGCTACGATTCATGCAGAGATTAACGCAATCACGGATGCAGCGAAAAGGGGTGCCTCCATCGATGATTGTGTGGCGTACGTGACACATTACCCGTGTCTCAACTGCTACAAGGCTCTGGCGAGTAGTGGAATCAAAAAGGTCTATTACAAGGAGGACTATCGAAATGACCCAGTCGTGGAGGAATTAGGGTATGATGTGTGTATGACTAAGATCAACGTCTAATTTTCTTCAGCCCTTCTTCCTCGAAGATGAGAACAACACACTTGATCTCATCTTTGGTCCATGGAGATGCACCATTGAACGACTTGAGAAACGTGTACATGATGTTTTTCTCACAAGTTAACTGTCTGTCAAGCTCAATTTCAGCGCCAGGTTTAAGCCATGGCCAGTTTTTGACACAGAGACGAATAGTCTTGTAAGGCTTTCCGTCAGACTTAATGCGAATACCACCTTCACTGATGGGTTCGGGTTCAAATTCGTGATGGGGCATGGCGGCGTTCATCTTTTCGATCATGTTCATCACGTTCCTCATGGTGAAAGTCTCACCAAGCTTGAACGCGGGACCAGGTTCATATGTGTGAATAATCGGAAGAGGCATTGTTATTTATATTAAAAATCTATGTAATGTCTACACACTTAGGTGTTAAATGCTTCCTTGAGCCAGAGAACGACCCAGACACCATCACAACCTCTCGCAATTCGTCGTTTGGTCTTACGATTGATACCCCACTTACGACCCGCGATTTCCTCACCTGTGTAATTTTTGAGTTCCTTAATGTCCGTTCCGCTGCCCTTTTTGGGTACCCAATCCATGTACCTCTTCGTAAACTCAACAAGAGAAGTATCACGCTCATCGTCTGAAAACAACTTGTAGGACACCTCAAACCTCTCACGTTCAGTCCCCAGAGCCGTCTCTTCGCACCAGGTGTCAGTCGCATACGTCTTGGTTTTACTCGTGTTTGAGTTCCACCGAACTTTCTTGATATCAAATTCAGTTTCCCATAACTGCCTGTATCGTTCAATAGTGTCTATATTCGTAAAAATAGAAATGTTTTCCGGTACATCATAGCCGGTCATCCGACCTAACAGTCCTTGGATGATCGCCGTGTCGTTTACAGACTTGGCCAGTCGTTCATAGACCACACCGACATTCGTCTTTACGAGCGTCTTCGCACATCTTAGCATATCTTTGATGAAGATGAACGTGTGTCTCGTTGGGGGTACAGAGAGGACCGCATTCAAGTCGACGATGTCACCATCCTTTTGTTGGTACGTTTTGGTGTCGAAACCACCAACATACTTCAGCTCGTCAAAGTTCAGTGAGATCTGTTCTTTGCGCTTACCCTGCGTAAATACTCTGATAATGTGGTACTTGGGTTCGTCAAACCTGTTGACTATGTGGTAGTGTAACTCGGCGACGTTGGATTTGTCTGAGAGGTCTTTCGATTGGAATACGCTGCCTCTGTCGAGGAGCTCGAAGGAACCAACATACCCTTTTCCGGGTTTAGCCAGGACAATCTTTGAACGCTCTTGGAGATGGAGACGGTCTCTGATGGTACCGTCAGGGGTTGCTGAGTACTCAACGATCCTGATTCGGTTTTTAAACATGAACTCGGGGCTATCCAGATTGCAGTTCCGGAAAGTCTTGGCGATCGTCTGCGTCTCTTTCGCTGCCATATGCATCTCGTCGATGATGATCAGCACGTTCTGCTTCCCGCGCAAAGAGATTTCCAGCTTACCCTCGACGTCGTTGTTATGGAAAATGTTGTCCTTCATAATGTGAGGGAATCTACTTTGTGTCTGTTCCTTCCACTCGGTAGATGAGAGACCTGTGATGATGAAGATATTCTTAGGTGGTGTTGAACAATAGTCGATAGCCCTCTTGATCACCTCCAGCATCGAACCAGTTTTGCCAGATTGCGTCTCTGCGAGAACCATGGTGTACAGAGTTTCACAATCGTGACACATCACCGCATCATAAACCTTTTTAGCGATGTCACGCTGGTTTTCATGAATTTTGAGGGTACCTAGGAATTCCATGCGCCCGATTTGCGCGCGGAACTCCTGGCGATCATATTCAAGAAGACTGTCGGTGGTCATCTCTGGTTAATTTTTGTACAAAAGATCGTCTACTTAGGCGTTCTTAGTAATTGGTGATGACGACATGGGTTTTGTTAATTTCGTCACCGATTCGATTTGAATGTAGTTTGAACGCATACTTTTTGTGATATTCACGTTTGATATATCCGGAGTACAACTCTTCGATGAAAGGTGTCTTACCTATGACCATCATGCACCGCGCCTTTGATCGTTTGAAACACTCAGCCAATTTCCGATGTTCATCCTTCCCAAATGAACAGTAGCCATAATCAGTAAACTCACTATCGTAAGGTGGATCCAAAAAGATAAAATCTTTGGGATCGTCACATCTTTCAAACACCTGTTCAAAACTTTCATTCAAAATTTCAGTTCCATCGAATACATTTTTGTATGCATCATCCTTCAACTCTTCAAAATTGAAAGTCTTGTACCGACCATATGGAATATTAAACTTTCCTTGGCGATTGTATCGTAGCATACCCCTATAACAAGTCTTTCGAAGGTAAAAAAATCGCATAGCGTTGTCGAGTGGTGATTTTATTTCAAAGCTATCTCTAACTCGGTAATACACCTCCTCCGTGTTTGGATTTTCTGTCAAGAATTTATGGATTTCATGCCCATTCCCATTCTTCAAAGCGTTGTAAAAATCTACAAGTTCTTTGTGAACATCTGACACGACAGCCTTCTTTGGCTCCAAGTGAAAAAATACCGCACCACCACCAAAGAAAGGCTCGACGTATGTTGATATATCATTCGGGATGAGATCTACAAATTGTTTAATTTCATCTTTCTTTCCACCAGACCATTTAACGATCGGCTTCATGTATGTATATGAAAGGTATACTTTAAGTTTTTAAACTCGTGAGTGCTTTAGCAGCAGCGAGATGCTCTGCATCAGTATCCTCTTCGATAAGTTTGAGTGCTATATAGTTCAACCACTTCTTGTATTCATCAAACGACCCAAATGGACATTCAATGCCAAACAGTTTCAAATAGTCAGAAACTGGTAAAACTTTTAGCTCACTTTTCTCGTAAAAGGTCGTGCAAGAAGATCGATGGAGTGTTTCGTGTGAATAGTGTCTGAGAGCTACGATGATACCTTCAGTGTGTTCTTCCATTGCGATGTGTTTGGCCTTTTCACGAGTGGCCTTCTTCTTTTCACTGTCGAGGTTCAGATTGGATTTCAATTCGGCATAGATCGTAACACCATCTAGTCGGAAGAGGTGGTCACGTTCCTTTTCTCCTGTTTGATTCGCGGGTTTAATGTCAACCCATGAGGATTTCGAACTAATCATGTCTCTTAAGATGTTTTCGATTGCTGTTCCGAGGCGAATAGATTGCGACTGGGTAATTGGAAAATCCAACAAACTCTTTATGGATTCATAATCGTTCACAGGTTTCCGTGGTGTGCGGTTGGTGAAATACGTATCAGTGAATTGGTAGATATCCATGCTTAACTAGATAACGATTTATAACTTTATCTGATAACTTAGGTTTCTTCAATTTAAAGAATTCATCATTATAGAATGTAATGAACGTAGACAACTTCCCTCCACACATCAAACAGCTGTTTCAGAACAGAGACTTGACGATGAACCAGAAGATGGTTACGTTGATGGCATTCATGCCGAATTTACCAGGTGTCCCCGAAGCTGAGGATCACGATGATCTGGGTATGAAAATTAAAAAGCTTGTTGACGATGGCAAGATACGTCTAGGTAAGTTTGACAAGAACTTCAAACTCGAGGTTGTTAGTGTATGACAGTATCATCCCCATCTCTAAATTCGATAGTGTGTTCGTTAAATAAACCCCATATATCTGTTAAACATTTCTTGAATGAATCCATCTCATCGCATTGAGTTGTGTTCACGTGAACAATCAAAGTACCTTCGTGATCCGCGAGTTTGGTTATAACATTCTTCGAGTTCGAATAAGAGTTCACCATGTGATATATGTTATGCACGTCGCGAAGACGCTGTGGGTCATTTGAACCCTTGTAATCTAGAAACATTTATCTAAATATAATCAGTATCTTTATCTCACTTTTTGTTAATTTTGATAGCCCACGTATTTTCCTTGCGGAACTTTTCATGGTCGATCTCCTCGATTTTGAAAACTTTCATGATGAACTTCTTGATGGGGTTCACCTCCTTCACATCTCCTTCATCCCATGTGGGGGGTCGTCGTTTCCCTTCACCAGGGGCTTCCGTGGGCGCTACAAATTCATCTTTCTTGGCACGGAGTATAGCACTCGGCCGTACAATCATCGGTCTTAAGATGAACATTTATATAAAGATGTTTTTCATCTTTAAACACCTAAGTAAAGAAGAGCCACATGAAATGTATATCACCCACAAAGATGAACTCCACTTCCATCACCGAATACATCGTCAAACTCGAGAAGCTCAACGAAGAGTCTCGTACCAAGATTGAACAGCTCAAGGAACTCTATAGGAAGTCCGAAGAAGAGCGAGTTGCCACTCTTGAGAAACTCAATTCGAAACTTCTCGATGAGGCTGAAAAGCCTTCCCTCTACGAGACGACTGCCCGAACCAAGACCTTCCTACTGAACGAGGACATCGCCAAGCACCTCAAGGAACTTGGTGAGATGACTTCTGACTTTTACAAGGCTGCGGCCTACAACACGGCTGCGGACATCATTGCCACTCTGGACTTTGAGGTGCAGAATGGTGAGAGTCTTCTCGAGATTAAGGGTATCGGTAAAAGTATCGCCTCCAAGGTTGACCACTTTCTCGACGAATACTTTGAGGATTCTGAATCGGTTGCCTCCAATGAGGGACAGATTCTTGAAGAGTCCGAGTCCGAGTCCGAGTCCGAGTTTTTCGTCTCTTATAACCACGAACTTGTGGACATCTTTGACAAGCTCGCCTCGTATGAACAAGACTCTCACAAGAGGAATGCCTATCGCACAATCGGGGATGGACTCCACGCTCTCCCCTTCAAGGTGACGAGTGGTGAGGAACTTGCCAAGGGTCCCGGGAAGGTTAAGGGTATTGGTAAGAGTGCGGCCAAAATCATTGACGAGTTCCTCGAGACTGGCAAGGTGAAGAAGCTTGAGAAGTTCGAGAAGGGAACCTCCACCAATGAGGAAGTCGCACAGGCTCTCGATGATTATGCTGACGACCTCGAAGACCCCTTCAAGATCCGTGCGTACATGAAGGCTGCTGAAGTCATTCGTAATCTTGACTATGAAGTGACGAGTGGCGAGGAATTGGCGAAGGGTCCCAAGAAGGTGAAAGGTATTGGGAAGTCTATCGCGAACAGGATTGATAAGTTCCTTCAGACTGGTGTGATGAATTAAATCCAATTGGCTTTGGCTTTGGTTTTTTTCCATTTGGGTTTCCTCGTGAGACGTGAGAGTAAATACACATAGAAGAGTAGGACACCCATCTTCCTTTAATAAAGATTGAAAATTTTCTTGATTAATATTAAACAATGACTCCAGTACTCGTATCCGTAGACAAGGCAGGTGATCTCAAACTCGGTTCGAAAAAGTGCCGTCTCTACAAGAAGGATGAAGTGGTGAAGGTTGCCAAGAAGTATGGCATCAACACTGAGAAGAAGACTGTCCAGCAACTCTGTGGTTCCATCAAGGCGAAGGCGAAGAACAGCATGAACAACGTACCTCTCGCCAAGATGTACCCCGA